GATAATATGTAATTTTTTGAGGCATTAATTTGCCTCTTTTTTTGTGTTCAACCAAACTTTTTACGTTTCATCAAGCCTTAGTCATAGGCAGTAGTTAGTCATGAAATTATATTTGAAAAGGAAGTAAAAATATTTCGGCAAATTTAATGACTTATTGCCATCAAAGGACTAGGAGGACATAAGAATATGGACGCTAAGACAAAAAATAAAATTATCAAATTAAATGGTGATGGCCTTGGATATAAAAAAATTGCATCAACTTTAAACATATCAATTGGATCAGTTAGAAATGCACTAGCTGAAAAAGAAGAAACCAATGTATGTAAGTATTGTGGCCAGAAATTAATATTAATTCCAGGAAAGAAAAAGAAAACATTTTGTAATGATTCATGTAGATACCATTTTTGGAATGAACGAAAGAAGGTATCTAAATGCTAAATTACGATAACATTAGAAACTATTATAATTCATTAATTATTGTTAAAAATATGTTAAAACAGCAAATTATATCACAAGAAGATGCTATAAAATCTGAGTCCTTTTTAGCTAAAAAATATTGTATCAAACCTGATAGTATTTATCGTCTAAATGACTTGATAAAAGACGAAAATAGAGTGATGTATAGTAGCGAAAGGACGTGAATAGATAATGAAAATAGTAACTGAAATTGGTGCAATTGCTCCAATTAAAAAAATAAAAAAGGTTTGTGCTTATGCTCGTGTATCAAAAGATAAAGATGCAATGCTACAATCACTTTCAAGTCAGGTAAGTCATTATAACAAATTGATATCTTCTAATCCTGAATGGCAATTTGCTGGTGTTTATACGGATGAAGGCATATCAGGGACTAAAGAAGATAGACCAGAATTCGTAAGAATGATTGAAGATGCTAAAGCTGGGAAAATTGATATGATAATTACTAAATCAATTAGTAGATTTGGCAGAAACACAGAAACAGTAATTAAAACAGTTAGAATGCTTAAGGCCATTAATGTGGATGTATATTTTGAATCACAAAAAATGCATACGTTATCCGAAGAAGGCGAGTTTATGCTTACCGTTCTTGCAAGCTATTATCAAGAGGAAGCAAGGTCAGTAAGTGAAAACATGAAATGGCGTATTAAAAAGGATTTTGAACAAGGAATAGCGTGGGGTGGCAATGATAACTTTGGTTATAAGTTAAATGGTAGAACCTTAGAGATTATTCCTGAGCAAGCTAAAATAGTTAAAAGAATTTTTGATATGTACATTAATGGGTTAGGAGTTATGGCAATTGCTAAGGCTTTAAATGAAGAAGAAATTAAGTCTACAATGGGTGGAAAATGGATAAAGAGCAATGTTTTAAGAGTAATTACTAATATCAATTACATAGGAGATAGAGTGCTTCAAACTACATTTAGACCTGATTTTCTAAGTAAGAAAAAGAAAATTAATAGAGGCGAATTGAAACAATACTATGTTGAAGATGATCATGAGCCTATCATTGATAAAGAAACTTTTATGAAAGCTCAGTTAATTAAAGAAGAAAGAGCTAAAAGATTTAAACTTGACGTCAGCAAAAGAAATATTACTTATCCATTTACTCAAAAAATAAAATGTAGTTGCTGCGGTAGCACTTACCAACACAAAATAACCAAATATAATCAATATTGGATTTGTTCTACCTTTAATATGAAAGGTAAAAAGAACTGTATGGAATCTAAACAGATACCTGAAGAAAAGTTATATGAGGCTATTAATAGTTATCTTGGAATTAATGAATTCGATGAGGATTTATTCAATAAGAAAATAGATTATATTGTTGCAAAGCCTAACAATGTTTTAGAAATTCATTTATTTGATGGAACAACTGATGAAATTAAATGGGTTGATCCAACTAGAAAAAATAGCTGGACTCCTGAAATGAAAGAAAAAGCAAGAACAAGGTCAAAAGAAATTGAAAAAAGCCTTAAAAGAGGAGTGAATGGAAAATGGGTAAAGTCAGAGTAATACCATCAACAATTAATCCTTTAACACATCAAAGTATTGTTGCTAATGTTAAAAGAAAAGTAGCTGCTTATGCACGTGTTTCAACTGATTCAGATGAACAATATACTTCATATGAAGCTCAGGTTAATTATTATACTGGTTACATCCAGTCACGAATAGATTGGGAATATATTAATGTATATGCTGATGAAGGAATATCTGGAACAAATACAAAGAAGCGTGTTCAATTTAATAAAATGATTGAGGATGCTCTTGAGGGGAAAATAAATCTCATCATTACAAAATCAATTTCAAGATTTGCAAGAAATACCCTTGATACCATTTCTTATATTAGAAAGTTAAAAGCTGCAGGAGTTGAGGTGTTCTTTGAAAAAGAAAATCTATGGACCTTTGATTCAAAAAGTGAAATGGTTTTATCTATGCTTGCTGCCATTGCACAGGAAGAATCAAGAAGCATTAGTGAGAACGTCAAAATTGGTAAACGCTGGGGCTTTAAAGAAGGTAAGGTATCTATGCCTTATAAAATTTTTCTAGGGTATGACAAAGTTGATGGAAAGATTGTAATTAATGAAGAACAGGCAAAAGTAGTTAGGTTGATTTATAGATTATACGCAAGAGAAGGTTATTCAAGAGCGGCTATTGCTGATTATCTTAATGAGATGAAAGTCCCTAAACCTTCTAATCCTGAAGGTAAGTGGTCAATCAATAATATTACAGCTATATTAACAAATGAGAAATACAAAGGCGATGCTTTGCTTCAAAAGGGATACGTTGATAATTATCTTGACCATACTGTTAAGAAAAATAAAGGAGTTCTACCTCAATATTATGTTGAGAATAGTCACCCAGCAATAATTGATAAAGACGAATGGAATATGGTTCAGGAAGAATTAAAGAAAAGGGATAAATTTAGATATGCCTATTCAAAAAATAATCCATTCTCATCAAAATTAATTTGTGGATGCTGTGGCCATTTTTATGGTTTAAAAGTATGGCATTCAAATACGCAATATCGAAAAGAGATAATGCAATGTAATAAAAAATATTCAATGAAAGACGATAAATGTGATACACCATCAGTTCTAAGGGAAGATGTTAATAAAAGATTTATAGAAGCTTATAGTGCTATTATGATAAACAAGGAAGAGGTTATTAAGTCTGCAAAAGAATTAATTGGGTTGTTGACTGATACTACTAAAATAGATAAAAGAATAGAAGAATTAAATGGGAATATATCTGATACTAAAACATTGGTTGAAAATTTAATTCACGATAATGCATTAAAAGCTCAAGACCAAGATGCATACATTAAAAAATACAATAGCATGACAGCTCAATATGATATTCTAAAACAGCAATTAGATGAAGCTATCAGTGAACGTGATAGCAGAGAAATAAAAAGTAAATCTATGAATCTATTTATTGCTGATATAAAAGAAGCACCAATTATGATAAATGAATTTGATTTAACACTATGGAATATTATGCTTGATGAAGCGATTGTAAATAAGGACGGAAGTATAACTTTTAAATTCAAGAATGGAATGGAATATAAAAACTAAATTAAAAACAACCCATCCAGGCTTATTGCTTGGGTGGGCTTTTTGTCTTTCTTTCAAAATGTTCTATAGGCTTCCATCTTACAAAATTCTCGGTAATTAGTCCTTTATTAAGAAAATGAAAAGTTAATGTATTTTGAGTAATTTCTGCATAATCAACCAGTACTGGCCATGATGTCTTTTCATATTCACTAATTATAAAATTAGGTTTTTCTTTAAATGCTTTTTTAAGTCTATTTTGTTTTCTTTTACCTTCGATTATTTTCTCGGTAATAGAGCACAAATCATCAAGTACTTCAGGGAACACATCATATAGCTCAAGTGTGGCATCATGAAAGAGGACTTCAAGTTGATCTTGCGTAATGTCACAACTATTTTTGCATTCCTTTGTTTTAGTTAATTTGTTTTCACACTGGTAGAATTTAAATGTTCTAACAAAATAATCTCTTGTTTGTGTTTTAGACTGATACCAACCTCCACAATTAGAACATTTTATCATTAATGAAAATAAGTTATTTTGCTTATTTTCATATCTTTTTGATTTTAAAATTTCTTGAGTAAGTTCCCATGTTGCTCTTGGTATTATTGCTTCATGATTGTTTTTTACATAGTATTTAGTTAACTTTCCATCATTTATTACTTGTTTTTTAGTTATGTAATCTTGGACATACCTTTTTTGTAAAATAGCATCTCCACAATATTTTTCATTTGTAAGTATACTATTAACAACATTTCTAGACCATTTTGCATTTTCAAGACCTGTAGCTGTTGGTACATTATTTTTATCAAGGTAAGCACCTATTTGATTCCTAGCCTTCCTTTCTAAAAACATTTTATAAATTAAACATACTATTTTGGCTTCCTCTTTATCGACTTGAAATGAATATTTACCACAATATTTGTATCCGTAAAAAAAACCAGGAATTTTTACTTTGCCTTCGACGTAAGATTTTCTAATTCCCCATTTTACGTTTTCTGAAATGGATTGTGATTCTTGTTGAGCGAGAGAAGACATTATAGTTAATATAAATTCACTTTTAGTATCAGAAGTATCAATATTTTCTTTTTCAAAAATGATTCTAATACCTTTGGCTTTTAAATCTCTTATTGTTTTTAGTGCATCAACTGTATTACGAGCGAATCTTGAAATTGATTTAACAATAATCAGATCAATTTTACCAGCTAATGCATCATCAACCATTTTGTTAAAACCAGCTCGTCTTTTCATGCCAAGACCTGATATTCCTTCATCATAATAAATACCTTCATTAGTCCAATCTGAATGAGCAGCGAATAACTCATCAAAATATTTTCTTTGGACTGATAAGCTATTAAGTTGTTCATCTGTTTCACTAGATACTCTACAATAAGCAGCAACTTTTATTTTTTCTATTGGAGTAATTTTAGCTTTTTTCTTTTGCTCTTCAGGCGATATTGCAATAATTTTCTTTTTCAAATTTTCACCTCCAAGCAACCAATTAGTGGTTTATATTTTGTAATTAATTTTTTCTTATACATAAGAAGTTCACCTTTTGTTATTTTGCCTTTTTCTAATAAATCATTTAGAAGAAGAACTGCAAGACGATATTTCATCTCGGCTTCAGCTTGTTTCTTTGTCATAATAAAAAGACCTCCTTCGTATGTGATAAGTCACTCTAAAAGAGGCAAATGTCAAGTTAAAATTTAGGGTGCTAAAAGGTGCTAACAAATTACACGATTTAATACAAAGGGTGCTAAAATTTTACACGATTATAAGAAGGGGTGCTAATCTTGTCGAAATGCTGTAAGGTAATACAT